AACTATCAAAACCTTAAAGGGCATCTGGAAAGGCACTGAAATTGCCGATGAAGGTTGGGAAGTTGGTTTTGATGTACTAACTGCTCCTATTCGTGCCGCTTTAGATTTAGTTGACCAACTTGCTTCTGGTATTGGTGCTTTATTTGAAGGTCGTGGATTAAAAGGATTATGGGAAGAATGGTTCTCAATAGATGGTCTTGAATTACCTGATACCGATTGGCTTGCTACTTGGTGGGATGCTGTCATTAATGGCACTGATGAAACAATGGGCATCAGAGATATTCCTGGTTTTAAAGAGATTTATAATTTCTTCGATAAACTTCTCAACTTCGATACATTAAACCTTTCTGATTTATTTGATTTTGACTGGCTTAAAGAAATTGAAGACTTCGAACCCCCAAAGAATTTTGTAGAATTCATTGACCAATTATTTGGTATTGATATTGATTGGGACCGTGGTATCTGGAAACACTTACAGGATTTCTTTAACTGGTTCGATGAGAACAAAGGTAAATTAGGAACTGGTCTTAAATGGGAAGACATACTTGGCGATGTTGAAGACTGGGATATCTGGAAAGGTTCTTTCTGGTCTGGTCTATGGGATAAGATTAAAGCGTGGTTTAGACAAAATGGCGAAAAACTAAAAGTCGGTTTATTCCAAGAAGGTATGTTTGGCAAAATTGGCGAATGGGATATTTGGAAAGGCTCTTTCTGGGAAACCAAATGGGGCAATATCAAAACCTGGTTTAGCCAAAATGTTGCTCCTAAATTTACTTCATCTTATTGGCAAAGTAAATTTAATACCATCAAAACAGGTCTAGAAAATACTCCTATAGTAAAGAAAGTTAAAGAAACTTGGGAAAGTGCTAAATCTTGGTGGAATTCAAGCGTTGCGCCTAAGTTCACATCTGCCTATTGGAAAACCAAGTTTGAAACAATTAAGACTGGTCTTGGCAATGTTCCAATAGTTGGTAAGGTTAAAGAAACGTGGAATTCTGTCAGAGAATGGTGGAATAAGAATATTGCTCCTAAGTTTACAATTGCCTACTGGAAAGAGAAATTCAATATTATTCCTAACGGCTTAGGTTACGCTTCTATTTTAACTAAGATGAGAGAAAAATGGGCAGAAGTTAAGTCTTGGTGGGATAAAAACGTTGCGCCGAAATTTACCTGGACTTATTGGAGAGATAAATTTAATTCTATTAAATCTGGTCTATCAAATGTTTCGCTGGTTGGCGTTGCTAAAAGTATGATTAACGGTCTTATCAATACACTTGAAAGCGGTCTTAATAGAATAATAGATAAGTTAAATGGTTCTGGTATTCTTTCTGCTTTAAGAACTGTAGGTGTAAATGTCTGGCTTAACCGTGTTTATATTCCTCGTCTTGCCAAGGGCGGCATCATTGATGAACCTACTATGGCTATGATGGGCGAATATCCTGGCGCGCGCAATAATCCAGAAATTGTAACGCCGGAACGCAAACTGACGCAGATATTTGAGAACAGCAATGATGATATTGTCGGCGTCCTCGTCCAAGGGTTCCGCCAGATTATCAGCGCCATTGATGATAAAGACTTATCTGTTTCTCTTGGAGATACTCAAATAGCAAAATCCGCCGCACGCGGTAACAATCAATATAGGCTTCAAACTGGCACAAGCCTATTCTAAATAAAATGGCTGAGGGGCTGCCGCAAAAGCAGCCCTTCGGCAAGAAAGGAATAAAATGCCTTATTTAAATACTCAAGGTGAAGTGGTTATATCTTCAACCGCAACACCTTCTAATATTATAGATTTAACTGAAGCCAATGCCGCAAGTGTTACCAGTTCAAATAGCATTCGCTTTGCTCCATTTCAAGGCGGCGGCTTAAATGTTGATTATGACTCTCTTGCCACAGAAGATAGCGGCAGAAGCGTAGATGGCTATATTCATATTACCTGGATTTTAAGCCGTGCCCGCAAAGTGGAAATACAATTGCCGCCTTGTAGCGCTTTATTTGCTAGCAAGATTCTTGATAGAGTTATGGGACGTAAATACTATATCACATTTTATGATATAGCAACTAACTCAGAGAAAACTTGCTATGTATATACTTCCAATGGTCGCGGCTCAATGTATAGTGGTGTTGTAAGAAATGGCTTGTGGCAAGGCATTCAATTTAACGCCATAGAGATAATGGGAGAGACTTGATATGGATATTTATATTGTAAAAAATGGCGTCAATCTATATCCCACACATATTTATGATTGGAAAATATCTGGTATCAATTGCCCCACAGAAGATTATTCTATAGGTAATGTTTCTACTGTAGCCATTACATTTAAAACAGATGAAGTATTTTCTGTAGGGGATACTTTTTCTATTTCTAGTATTAACTCAACAGTATTTAATGCCACAGTAACAAGCGTGGTTAAGAATAAAACAGCACAAGTAACCTATTCTGTAACAGCAAGGGTAGGATTATGTGATATAGATAAAATACTTCCTGATACTTTTATGGAAGAAATTGCTGGAGAAGAAAGTTTTACTTTAACTAATTTATTTAATAAGTTAAAAAATGAAGGATACATAGATGCTATTCCGAATTTAGCAATAAATCAAAACTACCAAATTAATAAGAATTTTGGATACACAGGATTAACTGTAAGACAATTATTACAATGGGCTACACAACTTGCCGGCATTAATATTTCTTCCTTTAATGCTAGAGGTAGTTCTATGAGTAGTGTAACCATATTCCATCCCCGCACTGTTATTCTTCCTTTAGAGTATACGGATAATAATGTTAAATCTATAGATCTTGCGGAATATGCTGTGCCTCAAATAGATAAGATTTGGTTTGGAACAGATTCTTCAGATGTAGGGGTGAGTTACGGCACCGGTAATGAACAATTATCTATGCCCTATAATCCACTTATTGATGGAGATACTTTCCTACAGCCTCTATATGATAAAGTTCATTCACTTCAAACATATACCCCAATGAGGATAGAAACCTTTGTATAGGATAGTGTTTTATATGATTGGACTAGAATTCTTACTTACTCTTGGATGAACTATACCAAGAGTGGAACAACATATAATTGCCCCATTTTTAATTGGGAAATATCTCCTTCTGGTATCATTCTAGAGGGCACGGGTAATTATTCAAGGACAGTATCAAATTCTTTAATATCCTCTGAAATTGCCCAGAATGGCAAATATAATAAATTTAAGAGAACATTAGACAGTACTGTTTCCACTATAGCGGATTTACAAGGAGATGTATCTACTTTAAATCAGACCGCGGCAAGTCTTACCTTAGAAGTTGCTGGTAAAGTTGGGTCAAATGAAATTATTTCAACTATTAACCAAACAGCAGAAACAATTACTATTGATGCTAGTAAGATAAATTTGAATGGTGCTGTCGCGGTTAGTGCTAAAGCCCAAGGTGGGGATGAAGAAGAAGGAGATACTGAATCTGATTCGCTAAAAGCGATGCTTACAATAGAACCTACTCAGTCTCAGATGGCTTCTGACTATTCTCGTTCTGGGCTGTATAATAACTGTTTCTCAATATCAAAATATAATTCCAGCGGAACAAGATATGCTAACGCAAGAATGTATGCGGATAGTTTTGCTATGGGCGGCGTAGAAATAGTTGACGAAAACCAAAGTTGGAATAGACGCAATACCGTTTTCTTAGATAGCGGTAATGTATCTGATAGCAGTTTGGGTTATGGTAGACTATTTTTATTTAACCCACAGGCTATGGCGGCAACTGGAGCAACTACAAATAATCAAGTTGTAACAATATCCTCAAATTATACAACAGATGATACAGCAGTTGGTTCTATTACATTATATTCTAAGTATGGAACTTCCCACGTCCCTTATATTTATTTTTACCCTTATGGGTATGAGACTGGAGCGCAAGACTACGCAAGAATTGATAATGAAGCCTATAAATTTTACAATAATGTAAATGGCGGAGCGTCGGTTTTACAGGCTCAATATGATAAAAATGGTGCTTTATTTCCTCATCAAAGTGGTAGAAATACTATGTATGGGAAAGACGCGGCAGTAGTTGGCAGCACATCTTCTACAACAACCTACTCATATAATTCTCCATCGGCACTGAATTTTTATAACGGAAATACCAGTAGTCCAAATGCCTCTTATAGTAGCACAGGAGTAACAGTTAGGTCAAATAGCGCAACTACTACTTATTCTTCTTTAAATGCGTCTGGCATTACTTTCTATGAAGATAATGGAAATGGAGCAAGTGGTTCAAAAGGTCATTATACAGGCAAGGAATTGACAGTAGGGCTTGCTACATCTGGCGCTACTTATACCTTGGTTTCTCCTACTCAAATAACCTGGAATAATTCTGGGCAAAGTAAAGTTAATAAATTAGTGCCGCAAGGTGCTTCAGTTATTGCGCACGGAACAAGTTCTGGTTGGACTTACAGGAAATGGTCTAATGGAGATTATGAGTGCTGGAGAACAATTGCGGCAGCATCAAGAAGTTTTTCCGCCTGGGGAAATTTATATGCTTCTACTGTGGTAGGTGGACTTGCCTATCCTGTAACTTTTACTTCAGTGCCTTTTGAATATGCTTCTCCATTTGGTACTAATTCAGTAATGTTGATAGAAGATGGTACTACTAATACAAAAACTACTTCTGGTAAATATCAAGGGGTTAGACCAGTATCTGGTAGTGCTACATTTGGCATTTATTTATACGTGAGAGGGACAGTGTAATGAGCAGTGAAATAATTGCGGCTATCATATCGCTAATTGGAATACTTGTTTCTGCGTTCGTGTCACTTTAGTTAGTGAATTGGCGGCTATAGCAGTTGGAAACGAAGATGGACACTATTGATAAGATACTGCGGGAGCATAACCAATACGCTGAAAAGTTTGCGGAACTAAGCGGCGACATAAAAGTTATTGCCACTGAAGTATAGTTTATAAAAGAAAATCAAAACAAATAAAATTAAGCCCTAAGATGAAATAGTCTTAGGGCTTTTTTTTGCGTTTATTATTAGTTGTAGATATAGAAAAAGTATGATAGAGTATAGATGTAAGCCCCTTAGTAAAAATTTGCTTACTAAACGGTTAGACGGCTAGAAAAATAACCAAAAGGTAAAATAGAAATATGAACCGCCTAGAATTAAGCCATTTTCAGCCCTTAAAAAAGTATTTTTCTTCGATCAGAAATATAACTGTTCTGTGATACAAAATTAACAATAGAAACATAACATTGGCTTAACCACGCGGCGCCGCGCCATTTCTTTTCATCTTTTGGACTATTTCTATTTTTGCCGGTTAGGGCTAAAGAAATAATAGCAAACTCTTGACTTTTTCCTACTAATAACTTATAGTCTTATTAACTACAACTGTAGTTAAGAAAATAAGATGTATATTTATATACCTCTTGTAAAAATATGCTCTCTAGAAAGGAAGATGGGCGCGTGGCTAAGTTAAAAAGAAAAAGATATACAGCAAAAGATATTACCTGGGAACAAGCATATAACCTCTATGAAGAAGAGAAGAGCCGCTATAACGTTTCTGAAAAGACGCTATTTAATTACCGCTACGCTTTTACTAAGTGGAATAAGGTCTTTGAATTGGGTGAAGATGCTTCTATTGAGGCGGCTACCGCCTACTCTTATGATGAGTTTGTAGATGCGCTGCGCGCCACCAATATAAAGCCGGAAAGTATTAACACGTATGTCCGCAACATTAATCACTTCTTTCACTGGTTGGAAGCCGGCAACTTTATACAAGGGCGCCGCCGCGGCATAGTCTTAAAGGTAGAAGATACGCTACCGAAGTTTGTGGAAGACCAAGAGGTGGAAAAGTTATTAGGCGAGTATGATAGAAATGACTTTACGGAAAGCCGCTGTTATACAATTATTTGCCTTATGCTTGCTACTGGAATTAGAGTTGGAAGTGCCGCCGAGTTGCTTATATCTGACTGGGACAGGAAAGAAGGAATTCTTACTTTGCGGAAAACAAAAACGCGCCGCCAGCAAGTTATATATCTGCCGGCAAGCGCGCAAGAAGTGTTAGATAGATATTACTTTGATTATTTACACGATACCAATATTAAGTATCTTTTTCCCAATTATATGGGAGATAAAATATCTGTAATTGGTCTTGAGAAAGCGCATAGAAAGTTTTGCGAGAAACGTGGAGTAAAGAACAATCATCTTCATAGTTTACGCCACGCTTTTTCTTATTATTATATTCGTAATGGTGGTGATTTATATCGTTTACAAAAAATGCTTAATCATACCAGTGTGCGTTCTACTATGAGATACGGAAGATTATTCGACTCTGATATAGCCAATGATTTTGAGAAGAATATACTAAATGATTTTATTGGCACGCATCGTATTACCAAAAGAAAGCATTAAACTTTTCGCCAGACAAAGCCGCCAGCAGTTTCATATATACCTCTACAGGCTTCACTAATATGAGTATTTGCTATGCCAGTTTGTCTTTCTGCTTCACGCATAGATGAATAAGTAGTAATAACATTACCGCTTTTATCTAACTGCTGGATTGCTTGCGGGGCATTTTTATATCCTTTATTTGTGCGGGTATTTAACATTAATTTATTCTTATTTCCATAGTTATTATTATAGGTATGGTCACACCATTCAAGATTACTGGCGCAATTATTGAGTTTATTTTCGTCTTTGTGATTTACTTCTGGTAAATTGTCTGGATTAGGAATAAAGGTTTCTGCTATAATACGATGTAAATGACAAGTTTTTCTTTCTCCGTTAATCATTAAATCAAGAATAACATATCCGTTATTTTTAATACGGGTAGATTTAATATGCCCTGTTTTTTTATTTCTAACCTATCCATTTTCATTAACTTCGTAAATGGTATTTTTATATTGTTTCCACATATTATTCTCCTTTTATTTTTCTACTAATATTTTAACATTTTTTGTTAATAAAATAAAATAAAGAGTTGACAAGTCGGCGGTAACCTTGTAATATATAATCAAACACCAAAAGGAGGTATGAAATGAAAATTAGTGAAGTCACAGGGCAGTTTATCATTGATTATTGTAAGGAACACGATGAGATTGCCTGGCTAAAGAAGACGAGTGCGAAGAACAGAAATTTCATAGCATTGCGCTCTGCTTTCGTCAATAAGTTTGATGAGTTCAAAGACCTTAGACCCAAGGTGGCTAAGAAACCTCTCTGGAAAATTATCGAAGAAATGTAAAAAAATAAAGGGTAAGAGAAATTAATCTCTTACCCTTTTCTAATGGAAGCCGCTTCGCGGCTTTACTTATTAGTATAAAAGTATATAACTATATATCCCTATATATAAGTTTTTTGTTTTTGTTTTTTTTAAAAACCCTCTCAAAGAATATTGAAAATTACAACAAAGGGATTATAAGGTTTTGTCCAAGATTTTTAAAAATTCTTGTTAAATAAAAAAATAAGGCTGTTCCGTATATATTATATAATATATAATTATATAAATATACTAACAACCCTTTAACCTTTTTTTGCTTAACTTTTTCTTTCCCTACGGGTTCTATTTTACAAAAAAATTTTTTAAAAGTCAAATGAGGCATAAACCCATCAAAAATTTGATTTTTTAAAAAATTTTTAGTATACTATATATGTAAGATAAAAAACCGGTTGTCATTCAATTAAATCATTTTTTATCTTATATTCACTCTCTATAATATATAAATTTTCTTTCCAAATGACAATTGAATACCAAAAAGCCGAGCGAACCAATGATTCCTTCTATGCCTAATCTATGGAAAGAGTTTGCGATGACGCTTAGTAGGCGGCTGGCAGCGGATATGCTAGGGTAATAACCTTGTTAGAGGAATAAGATAAGAAGATAAGCAGGTTCCGTCTTTAAGTCTTATCACCTCTAACAAAAGAATAATTTCTTCGTGGACAAATACTAATAATAACAGGTTAGTATTTTTCATATATAAATGAGATTATTGCCATAATATATCTCTTTTCCTCCTTATATGGGCGGCAGGTTGGTAGGGCTTGCCGCCTTTTTTAGTGGGGCTGCCGCCCTTACTTTTCTTCTTTCCTTTTGGAATGTATTATTTTATTTTTTTTATAAAAAATGTTATAATATATATAGAAAATAAAAAAGGAGAAAAATACACAATGGCTAAATTAACTATTAAGAACGTAAATTATGAAAACGCACTTCAACTGATGTATCTTATTAATCGTAAGATTTCTTATGGTGATACTGAATACGCTTATACTCTTGACGCTGATGTTCTATCTATCTTTGCTAATGGCGATGGCGTTTTTACATCAAAAGATGATATGATTACAGTCAGTGAAGATAGCGAAGGCTGGTATTCAGAAAATAAGCATTGGGTGTCCAATTATTTTGTTCTTGAACTTGACAAGTATGGGCTGATTGATTGGATTAATGAAGAAGAAGAAAAAGAACCTTATGAAGCGGAATATGTTTTTGATTTGAATAAAGTTCGCTAAAAGGCATTCTAATTTATTTTTTTAGAAAATTATAGTATAATATATATATAGAAAATGAAAAAGGAGAAATATTATGGCTAAAGTATTAAAAGTAAAGAACCTTTATAGGTATGACAACGATATGCGCTCATTTATTGGCGTTATTGATGAACTGATTTATTCAGATAAACTTGGAAACCTTGTTGACCGCGACAGACTAATGTTCATTGATGACGTGCTTGGTATGTATATCAATGGGGGCGAAACCTATACTTATCTTGAAGATGAAGAAGAATGGGGAGATGACGATACCCAATGGTATCTTTCCAACTTTGATATTGAAACTATGAAATCTCTTGGCTGGATTACTCAAGTTGATGAGAATACACTTGAACTTGATTTTTAAATAAAAAGAGAGCGGGTTTAACCGCTCTTTTTTGGAATAAGGAACGAAGAATGACGATAGAATGTTGCGATTTATGTAAAAAACCGATGTGTAACTATACGGATAGAAATGGACACTATTGGGAAGGTATATCATTCCAGTCTAAAAAATACAAGCGGAGACTATCTGCTTTCGGCGATTCGTGGACGGAATACTTATCTATATGCGGATGTTGTAGAGCAGAGATAGCAAAGAAAAGGAGCGAAGATGGCAAAAATTGAAAATGGCACCTTGATTATAATGGAAGGTGATAAATATATAATGGTAGGAGATACACTTGTGTTTCTGCCGGAAAGTGGTGATGAAGATGCCGCAAGCGGGATTGACCGCAAAGATGAAGAAGTTCATTGAGAGGTTTGTTGAAACGGGAAACAAAACTCAATCATATAAAGACGTATATGATGTTGAGTTGATGACAGACCAAGCCTGCTTGATTGAAGCCGGAAAGATTTTAAAGCGGGCTGGCGCAACCGAGTATCTTAATGAGGTGCGGGCGCAGTATTTGGCACACATTGGCGATAAGGCACAACTGATTATGAAGGAATTAGTTGATGACATTCAGTACCGCGATGAGAAAGGAAAGAAAAGTCCAACTTGGGCGAAGAGCATTGACTTACTACAAAAGCAACTGGGCTTACAAAGCCAAAAGGTGGACGCAAATATTAGCACGCCAAGCATAAAGATTAATATAGGAGAAGAAAACGATGAAGTTTGAAGATTTTATTCGTAAGATAACGAGCCGCAAGTTTATTCTAAGTTTTGCCGCATTTGTTGGCTCTATTGGAATGAGTATTGCGGGCGTTAAGTTTGAAAATGAAACCATTGCTATTATTGGTATGGTTTGCTCTATGTTAAGTTCAGCCCTGTATGCTGCCGCAGAAGCATATGTAGATGGCAAGAGAGAAGAAAATAAGCCGGATGGCGAATAAATAAAAGGAGAAGCGTATAATGGAAAGCACATACGAAATGTTTAAAGATATCCCTGGTTATGAGGGGAAATATTAGGCGACAACGGAAGGTCGCATTTGGTCAATTGTTAGGTAGAGATATTTAAAACCCAAATATGATAGGTATGGCTATCAAAGAGTAAATCTTATTGCGAAGAACGGCAAATAGAAAACAGAATTAATTCATCGGCTTATTGCGCTAACCTGGCTGCCGCGCGAGGAAGGCAAGAATATAGTAGACCATCAAAACGGTATTCCAGATGATAATCGTGTTTCTAATCTCTCTTGGACTGATATAAAAGGTAATACCAAAAAAGCCTGGGATAATAACGAAGGTGGTTATAAAGAAAGGAACTGGGTGCCGCGCCCTGTTAGATGTGTTGATACAGGTGTTGAGTATCCCAGTATGAGTGAAGCAGAGCGGCAGACCGGCGTGAACTCATCTTGTATAAGTGCCGCGTGCCGCGGTTTAAAGAAGACTGCCGGCGGGTTTCATTGGGAGTATGTATGAATATTGAATTAAACATTTCTCCCAAAGAGTTCTCTTCAAAATTTTATCCTTACCTTTTGGATTATTCACATAGGTTTGAATGTTATATGGGTTCGAGCGGTTCTGGAAAAAGTTACTTCATTGTCTAGAAATTGATTGTGCGGGCTTGCCGCGAAAAAATTAATATATTGGCTTGCCGCCGCTATGGAACAACTATTAGGAACAGCGTCTTTAGTTTGTTTAAAGAGATACTTGGTAAATGGCAACTGCTGCCATACGTCAAAATTAGAGAAACAGATTTTGAAATAACATTCCCTAATGGTTCCCGCGTTATTTTTCTGGGGCTGGACGATGAAAATAAACTTCTTTCCATAAACAATATCTCCTGTATATTTATTGAAGAGGCATTTGAAGTTCCAAAAGAAACAGTAGACCAGTTAAACTTGAGAATGCGCGGCAGCGCCGCAAACCAGCAAATAATAATGGCTTGGAACCCAATTTCTAAGTCCTCTTGGCTTTATGACTTTTGCGAGGTTAATCCGCCGGAAAACCTTTTGTATATACATAGCACTTATCTGGACAATCCGCATTTGCCAAAAGAGTATGTAGATGCTTTGGAAGAGTTAAAGGTGAGAAATCCGCGCAAGGCAGAAGTATATTGTTATGGGCGCTGGGGTGTTGATGCTGAAGGTCTGGTTCTAACGAATTGGAAAGAAGAAATGTTTAACCCAATGGAGATTGCCGCACGTCACGGCATAGAAAGAAGGTGCGGCTTAGATATTGGCTGGACAGACCCAACGGCAATTGTTGATACACTATATGATAAAGAGAACCATATAATATATGTGTATAATCAGTTTTATAGAAGCGGGCAAACGCTTGATAAGATTGCCGCCGCAATGGAGACTATGAATCTTAAAAAGGTTAAAGTCGCTTGTGATGCCGCAGACCCGCGCGCAATAAGTTTCTTCCGTGAAAAAGGGTTTAATACTTATCCTTGTGTAAAGGGATAGGGTTCAGTAGAAGCCCGTATATCATTTTTACAGAACAATCAAATTATTGTCTTACCGAAATGCCAAGACGTTTTAAACGAACTTGGCAATTTTTCGTATATAAAAGACAAGAAAACAGATAAATACACTGATAAGACAACACACGAGTTCAGCCATAGCATTGATGCCTTGGGTTATGCTTATAGTGATATTTATACTAATAAACAACTAAAGAGTTTTGATAAAAAACTATTAGGAATTAGATGAGGTAAAAAATCAATGTTTTTACTAAATAAAGATGATGGGTTATCTTTAGATGTTCTTGGTAAAATCATTCAGACTTTTATACAGGATGATTTGCCCAAGATGAAAAGATACCACGATTATTACAAAGGAAAGATGGCTATTGCTTATAAAACGGCAAGTGATACCGGCAGACCTTGTAATAAGATATGTGTTAACTTCTGCCGCACGGCAGTAAATGTGTTTAATGGGTATATAACTGGTAATGATATTACGTATACCAACAATGAGAACGAAGATGAGTTTGATGCGGTATACGATGTACTCAATTACAATGATGTTCATTAGGCGGATACCCTATACCTACGGAATGCCCTGATATATGGGCGTGCCGCCGAACTGTCTTACATTGATAGTGATGGCATTACACGTTTTGCGCAGTTAGACCCAAGAGAAGTAATTGATGTATATGATGATACCTTGGAACATAACCTGCTTTATGCTATCCGCTTCTATAGGGCTGGCTTTGCGGATGAAATTCAAGACAAATACTATGTTGAAGTTTATGATGATAAGTCTTGCCGTAAATATTCTTCTGCTCCTGGATTTGCTTCATTCAATCTGATTAGCGAAGAGCCACACTATTTTGGGCAGGTTCCTATGACCTTCTTCAATCTTGATGAAGAGTGCGATAGTATTTTTGACTAGATAATGTCGCTAAACGATGCTTACAATGATATGTTAAGCGGCGGCGTTGATGCGTTTGATGATTTCAGCGATGCTTATCTTGTTTTGAAGGGCGCTATTGCGGACGCTGAAGATTTAGAAGCGATGAAGGCGCATAGAACGCTAATGCTTGATACTGACGCCAGCGCAGAGTTCCTTACTAAAAATGTTTCTGATACTCAGTTACAGACTACATTAACAGATATTGAGCGCCTTATTCACGTTATCGGTTCATTCCCTGATTTTAATGCGCAAGATTTCAGCGCGCAAAGTGGCGTTGCTCTTAAGTATAAATTGATTGGCTTTACTAATATTGCTAAGTCTATTGAGGCATATATGAAGAAGGCACTTCAAAGACGCATTGAACTTATTGCCGCGATATTAAACTTAAAGGGAGAAGAAACTTTGTGGCGTGATGTGAAGATAGAGTTTCACTATAACATTCCTGAAGATACAGCCAGTGTTGCGCAAGTTATTAATTTACTGCGTGGTCTTGTAAGTAATGAAACACTGTTAAGCCAGTTAGAGTTCATTGAGAACCCTGCTGAAGAGGCAGAAAAAGCAAGAAAGGAACAGAAGGCTAATATGCCTGACTTGTATAGTTATGGCACTACAGATACGGAATTACTGGTATAAAAGAATGCTCCGCGAGGGGCAGCGCAACTTATAGATGAGTATAGATGAATCTGATGCCTGGCTAGCAAAGTATTATAAAGAACTGCTTGAAAGAGTAAAAGACCAAATTGAAGCATATTACAACAGACTTCAAAAGGATACGCCGCTAGACGCAATAGTAAGTCATCAACAATCATATAATAAGTATATGGAATTATACCAAAAGATAAGTAATGAATTGATAACGTTGGGCGAGCGCGAAATAAAAGGTTTAGAGAACCGCTTTGTTGATTTGTATAATTCTTCTTCTCTCTTGGTATCAAAAAACTTTGGCACAACTTATTCGGCAGATAAAGATACTGTTAGAAGAATTGTGAATAAGGTTTGGTGCCAAGATGGGAAGGCGTGGAGTTCAAGAGTTTGGAATCACGTAGGTCAATTACAGCAGAGTATAATGACAAATCTTTCTGATGCGGTTGTTGCCGGTGCTTCAGTTGATAAGTTAACTGAGAACTTAATGAATAATTTCAATGTTGAGTATCACAATGCGTGCCGGTTAGCAAGAACAGAGATGGCGCACATCTATAATGAAGCGTCAGTGGATAGATACAAAGACGCTGGTGCTAAGTTCTATCAATGGATAGCAGACCCAACACCGAGTTTTACTGTGAGGGGTAAGACAACTAGTGTCTGTGATTTGTGCGCAGAATTAGATGGACAGATATTTCCAATCACTGATACTTAGCACATTCCGCCTAACTGGTCACATCCAAATTGCCGTTGCGCGATTATACCAATTATAGAATAATTCATTCCTCTCTTTTGGAATATGTCTGTAGTTAATTACAATTAACTATAGATAAGATGAAATTAACAAGATGTATATTTATATGTCTTTATTAAAATTTTGCTACTTAGAAAGGTAGATAAAATAATGTTTTCAATTTTACCTTATAATAAAATAATCCTGGATAAAAAAGACAGCGCTTCATTTGCTGTTGATATTTATACTTTGGATGATAAATTATATAAGCCGGCAGAAGATGATGTTTTACAACTAAATATTTTTACTACCGAGAAGTTAATACTTCAGAAGGTAGCAGATATTGTTGATGATACATTTACATTTTCATTTGAAAATAATGATACTGCTGGCATAGAACCTTCTATATATTTTTATAATGTGATTTTAAATCCAGAAGGTGAACACAATACTGTTATCAAAGACAGTTTCTTTGAAATACGCGGCGAAATGCCAGAGGTGATATAATATGGCAGATTTAAAAGCGAAACTTAGAAATACTGGCACTTTAATGGCTAAACAAACAGTTGCTGGCGGTGGCAAAGGTGCTACTGACTGGGCACACTTAAAGGATAAACCATTTGAAACCCTGGGCGATGATTTTACCGTTGACAATGGCGAATTACAGATAGCCGAAGGCGTTATTCCCGCTATTTCCGCAACTGCTACTCTTTCCACTGGTACAGAAGTTGGTAGTGTCACAGTAAATGGCGTAACCACTACATTCTACGCGCCAGAGAGTAGTTCCGTTGAGATTGATAATAAATCTCTTATTGAAGTGGATGGTGTTATCCAAGAGGCGGTTCCTATTTATACTGAAAATGGTACTCGTGAATATACTTTAAATTCAGCCTCAGCAGGTTATCAAGATTTCTATACCAAATACTTTAATGGAGATTATGGAGAATATTTGTATAATAATGGTAGAATTAGAAATACTAATTATACAGTGTTCTTTAGGTTCAATATAGAAGTTGATGGTGAAATTATTGAAACTGTTGACACATATGGCACTGCGGAATATTCTGGAAGTGGTGTTGATTGGATGAGTTTTTCATTCACAGATAGTTCGCCTTGTAAACGAGATTATAATTTTACAGTCTTTCGTTTAGCCGCATCAAACACAGGCGATATTCAAAATTATGGTTCTGTTTATTGTGATAGTTCTAGTTCTCATACTTATAAATTAGTTTCACTATCTGTAGAAGAATTACAAGACTCTCAATTTGATAGCACAAATGTAACATATCACATAAACGGCGGGATTGTTTATCATAAATTACCAAGCGAATATCTGAATATTGATAATGATACTATTAAGGTAAATAGTGATGGGAATATTTACGCCGATGTACAAGGCTCCACGCTTGAGATTGATAATAAGTCAATTGTTTTGGACAGTGATGGTAAAGTAAGTGAAGCCGTTCCAGTATATACAGAGCACATTGATGAAGTTCGTCAAGTAACCCGCGCGGCAAGTATTGTCCGAGGAATTATTTGGACAAATAAATTTTATGCTAACCCATATGCCGATTATACAAATCCTGTAGATATTACTATTAGATATTGGTATACTGGTATTTACGATAGTGAGAGCGGCGAAACTATTACAGGGCAATGGAATGCTGTTGATTTAACTGACACAAGTGCTATTTATACTGATAATGCTGGAAAAAGATGGACAATCTATACGGAAGTTGAAGAAAGTGACCATCCTATATTAAATTATATAGCATTTAATTGTCTGGATGAATTAGAAAATGGATATTATCGTTTTTATTTTGAAATTCCAGCAATGTCTGACCCAGCAATGTCTGGCGAATGGTATGCGAATAGAGAACAACAAGGTTATGAAAATAAATGGGCAACACACGGTTATTGGGAAGTAATATATGACATTGTAGATTATCCAAATGTTGATGAAATTTATTTTAAGTATTTAATTCAGCAAGGGTATTCTACTTATGAACAGGTTGATGTTGTCGCTAATAATGTAGATATTAATCAACCAATTACTGTCACCGATACTAAAAATGTTGAGTGGAAAATAACGTTTACAAGAACAGATAATCCACATAACCCAAATGCTATGCTTATTACTTTAGAAGCGTTATCAGATTTGCCCGCAGATTTCCGCGATTTAGAGTTTATGGACATTGATGACTCATATGGTAATATTTTTCTTAAGTTCCAAGCAAGAGTTATAGATACCGTAATTCATCAATTGCCGGCAGAGTATGTTCCAATAGATAATGATACTATTCAGAATGTTAATGGCAAGTTAGTAGCACAAAGTGGTAGTGGTGTTTCAAATGTAGAATACGAAGACTTAACAGGCGGACAAGGACAACAAATTGGCACACTGCGAGTAACTAATAGACAAGGCGTGGCTGAAACATATGTATATGCTCCATCTGGCGGCGGCTCTGTAGAAATTGATAATAAATCACTCATTACAAATGACCAAGGTAAAGTCCAAATGGCGGTGCCACTTTATACAGAGACAATTGATGAGATGCCGGCAGGTCTCCAAATTACTGGTTGGCAAGATATAGATGGCGTTGGTGATGATGCTGACGGTTCTATTAATATAAACGACACAGATATTACACTTAATACTAATACTGATGCTTATACAGTTACGGCAAAGATTGATAGCCATATTTATTCTGGCTCTTGGACTGCGGCAACAGACCAAGGTCATTCATACGGCGGTTATACCTGGATAATTCCAGAACTTGATGCTAACCCAACTTGTGAGTTTTACCTTGAAAATATAGGGTCGGGCGATTATAACACGCACATCTATTTAAACGGTGTAAATTGTAGTAATGTTGAATGGTTAATTATCACACCTAATAATGCCGGCGATGTAATAGAAAATTACAGAGACGAGGGTATATTTAATATGAACTGTTCTTGGTTTTATGGACAGCAAGGTGATACAACAGTTCATCAATTACCCGCGCAGTATGTGCCGATTGATAATGATACAATCATTAATGACAATGGCGTGCTGAAGGCTGCCAGCGGCGGTTCTCAAGTTTCTGTTACTCAGACATTAACAAGCGGAACCGCTATTGCTGATGTTATAGTTGATGGTGTAACTACTACCTTGTATGCTCCTGCTGGTGGCGGCGGCTCTGTAGATATTGACAATAAGAGTATTATCAAGAATGCGAATGATGAATTACAAGAAGCAGTTCCAGTTTATAGCGAGTATATAACAAATACTTATAACTGCTTTAACAATTGGGGAACTCCTACAACTTATAATGGCGAAGATACATCAGATTGTGGTAAATATGTCTATGAAACTACTCACGCTGATACTGCCAAACAATGGAAGTTCATATTAAACTATAATTATAATGGCAATACTTACCAGATGGAAGGATATCTAAATTCTAATACTGTTAATAGTATGTGGGCTAGCAATGTTAATGTGGATTTAGATACCGGTAATGGGCACGGAGATGTTAGAAGTATCTCTGTAATTACTCAAGGAAGTGGTGCTAATCAAATATGGGGCGCAAGATTACTACTCAATTCTCCATATATTACTCCTAATTTCTTAGTTTTCCCTGAAGTGCCATATGATGATACTTATACTTCGAGCACAGATGTTATTACAGAAACCGTTCATAAATTACCTAATAAGTATGTAAATATAAAAGGGACTGAAGGAGTATATAATGGCGCATATTATCCAACATTATATACTGATGCGGAAAATGTTATAAGAGGAGTTCGATTAAGTGCCGGAACAAATATGACATTAGGCACAGTATCAACTTCAGATGGTGGAAAGGCTTATACATTTAGTTGTAGTCTGAAACCATCACCAATAGGCGGGATACTTCCTACTAACCAAGGAAGTTATGGAATTGGAAATACTGATGTAAGAATTGACAATACTCATTACATTTTACAGTTGCTTGGTTGGAGAAGTTTTTATAATTCTTGGGGTCAAGGAAACTATTATCTTATTTTCAACTATTGTAATGGTTCTTATGGTGACCAAACATATTCAATAGCAGGAGAATTAAATGTTGGAGCAACAATAGACGCAGTAACCATTGATGGTTTTGAAACAGTTGTTGATTCTGTAAGTTATAATAGTTCAACTGACAGACTTGAGTTTACTCTAAAAGAAAATATCAAACATAATGGTTCAGTCACTATATATAAGTTGGGTGTGAGTGCTACTTCTATTCAACGGGTAAATTCATATTGGTTACCGCTAGACAATAACACTATTAAGAGAGATAGTGATGGTAATATCAAGACAGCAATTCCAGTACCGCCAACCACCGACGGCACATATACTTTACAAGTAGTTGTAAGTGATGGTGTACCAACCTATAGTTGGGTTTGACTTTCAATAAAAATTATTTAATAATTTAATTAGTCCAAGAGAAGAAGAAAATGGAGCGGGCGAGCCGACACAACCGATTGCTTAACCGAGACTGCCGCAACTTTTCTTCTTTTCTCTTGGGCATAAAAACATAAATTCCATATAATAAATTTCTATTACTATTGAGAGACTTTTAATCTCTCTTATTTTATTTACGAAGAAAGGGTAAGCAATAATGGCTGAGAACTTAGAAAATACACAGGGTCAGAATAATGAATCTGGAACTGAAGAAAAAGAACAAAATGGTAAGTTTTACACTGAGGAAGAAATTCAGATGCTTCTTCAAAAAGAAGGAGACCGCCGCGTAAGTCAATTACAGAAGACACTTGAGAAAAGGCAGCGCGAAGCCAATAAACTCAAGAATATGAGCGACACTGAGCGGACTGAATATGAACTTAATCAGAGAGAACTTGAATTAGAAGAAAGAGAAAACAAACTAATACTTGCTGAAAATAAGGCGGCTTGTTTAAGTGTCCTTGTTGATAAAGGGTTAGATGCTTCTCTTGTTGATTTCGTTGTTGATACAGACGCCGAGGTAATGAACCAGAAGATTAAAGCATTAGAGAAGGCTTTTAAGAAGTCTGTTAAAGATGAGGTTGAAAAACGTTTAGCGGGTAATGCTCCTAAGAAGAACCTTGGCGCAGATGAGACAATGAAGAAAGCAGATTTACTTAAATTGTCTGCTAGAGATTTACAAATATTTAAAACACAAAATCCTGATGAATACAGGAGAATAATGAAAGGATAAAATAAAATGGCTGCGCCTTTATACGTTGATAATACTGCGGGTTCCACCGCAAAGCACTTACTGTATGAGAATGAAGTGCTTGAATCTTTACTTGAAAATAAAGTTATTACTGCTCTTGATGTTAATGCCTTCATCTCCAGTGATTATTCTCTTTCTGAAAACGCTGGTATGAAGAAGGTTATCAACCGCTATACCGCAACTGGTAGAGCCGAAGACCTTAATATGCTTGAAGGCAACACTGGTGAAATCGAAGTTTCCTTTAGCCCTGAAGAGTATGTTGTTAAGACTTCACAGGCTAAGTTCGTTTATGCTGACGAGCAGGAGATGAATGACCCAATGGTTGTTGAAGCCGGTCTGGATAAGATGGCTAAGATTTTTGTTGATAAGGCTGTTACTGACGCCGTTATCGAATGGGAAAAAGCAACCCTTAAGAAAACTGGTTGTACCTGGACTTTTGACGATGTTGCCGATGCTATCGCCCTGTATCCTTATGAGAACGAAAACGGTCTGTTTATGCTGATTAGCCCCGCTATCCAAGCCGAATTCCGCAAGAACCTTAAAGACAACCTTTCTTATGTTGAAGCCTATGTTCGCACTGGCTATATCGGTTCCGTCTGCGGTGTTCCCGTTTATGTAAGCAAGGCTCTTGACGACAAGACCGAAGCAATCCTTGCTGACCGTCTGGCTGTTACTAACTTCATCAAGAAGGGCTTTGAGATTGAACAGGAACGCGATGCTGACCATCGTAAGAATAGCATCTATGGTCGCAAGGTTGGTGTTGTTGCTCTTACCGATGAAACCCGCGTTGTCCTGATGACCGCTTAATCATTAATCTTCCTTTTGGATTTAAGGAGCAATTATGTTAGAAAAATTAAAAGCAATGCTTGGTATAACAGACGATAGCAAAGACAAATTGCTCCGTATGTTGCTTGATTTTACCGTAGAACAGGTTGTGAATTATACTCACAATTATGAATTAGATAAACTTGAAGGAGTAATTACTTATATAGCAGTCTGGAATTATAATCGGATGGGAACTGAGGGTGTTGATAATGAAAACTATTCTGGAGTAAGTTTCTCATACTCATCTGATTATCCAGATTATATTAAAAAGCAATTACAAGCATATCGGAGAATACAGGTAGTAAAATGATTAATAGAGAGATTAAGAAGGTTACTTACCGTGTATTCTCTGATACCAAGGATAAGTATGGTCAGTTAAAGAAAGAATGGGAAGACCAAGAGATAGAAATGATGATAAAGATAATGACGCAAGTCAATGTAGATGACCCGCGCTTTATTGATTGTGATTCTGTTGGTATTACTAAGGCGGCTGACCTTATCCCTGGAAACAAGATTATAGACGGTGAAAAGGTTTATCTAATAAAATATATTATTCCTTCTAATAGATTTCAGCAGGCTTTGTTAAAATGCGAGAAATAACATTAGACCAGTTTAAAGTATATCTTGAACAAGGAATAAAACCTTCTACGGTAAAAAAGGCATTAGATAGGGCGGGCATCATAGTAGAGAATGATGCTAAGATGCGGTGCCCAGTTGGTAAGACTGGTGTATTAAGAAACTCTATTGAACATAGAGTTGAAAATAGTGGCTGGGAAAATGCTTGTTATGTGGGCACACCTGTTGAATATGCTCCTTATGTGGAGTTCGGGACAGGTATTCACGCCGCTAATGGTGATGGTCGCCAAACGCCTTGGGTATATAGAACCGCCGATGGTGAGTTTTATTGGACAGAAGGGCAAGAACCGCAACCATTCTTAATGCCCGCTCTAGAAGAGAATACTGAGCGTATTAAAGAAGAAATACTTAAAACGGTGAAAGGAGAATTATTCCAGTGAAACTATGGGGTGAATTTCTTGCTAAAACGCTGGAACCTATTCTTCCAGTCTATGCCGAGAATACAAACGAACCTGTAGAAGTGCCTTGTATTACTTATAGGTTGAGCAGTGACGCAGTAACAGTTGAGGGCGATGACTTGAGATATAGCCGCCCTGTATATCAAATCAAATTATACTGTAAAGACTTAGAAGAAGCAGAAGGCTATCTACAGCAAATAGATACAACACTTTACCTTAATAGATTTGTTAGGGAAAGTTTCAACCAACTGAATATAAATAATCTATATCAGTTCATAATGAATTATAGCGTAAGAACGCGAGAAAGGTTAAATAACTATGGCGAATGACCAGAGAACCGCTTTAGCCGTAACTGGACGTATTACCAAAGGTATCCTGTTAGGCTATGGTGATGATAATACAATTTCTATTACTGCCACCGGCACTGCCGGCGCTGGCACTACTTTAATCAAAGGTTTACAGGCAATCCCCGACATCGGCGGCACTGCTGAGACCATTGAAGTTACTACATTTAATGACCACGCTCACACCTTCATCAATGGTCTTCTGACCTATGGTGATAGCATTGAGTTCACTTGCTTACACGATGCTGCTCAGTTCAATACTCTTAAGAGTCTGTCTGAGAAGTATTGGGTTGTCGGTCTGCCTGATATGGGCGATGCCGCTCCTTCTGATGACTTTGCTTCTATTGGAACTCTTGCTAAGTTTAGAGCACAGGTTTCCATTCGTATCAACGGCGTTGGCACGAACGAAGCCCTTACTGATACTATCGCTTTAACACCTGCTTCTACTATTGAATTTAGTCAAGTAGGTTAATAAGCAGTAATAACTGCGGGGGGATAAGGTTTTTTCCTTCCTTTTCCTTATCCCCTTTTTTACTCCAAAAGGAAGAATAAAAAATAAAGGTAAGGTAATATAATATGTTATATACTATTTGGAAAGTTGGAACTAAAGAGTTCCGTTTACGTTTGACAACAATGGGAGTTATGACGCTTGAAGATAGACTTGGCAAGAACCCTGTAGATGTTTTTGTTGCTCTGTCTGACGGTCAACTTCCTAAGATTAGAGATATAGTTTATATTCTTCATCAATCTTTACAGCCTTATCATAGCGGGTATTCAGTAGAAAAGGCTGCGGAATTGCTTGATACTTACTTTGAGGAAGGTCATTCTATTTACGATTTTATGACTGACCAAGTAATGAAGGTATTCCAGAATGCCGGCTTACTCAATAGCCAAGTTGAGGAAGAGAGCGGTGAAGAAGAGGCTAGCGCCTCAAAAAACTAATTGATGAAGGGCGTAGTCTTAGTTCATTAATTCTTGAACTCTTGGACTACGCCCTTAATGTAGGTCTTAGCGAAGAAAAGTTTTGGACAATGACAATTCCCGAAATAAATAGACACATTAAAGCCTGGGGCTGGCGAGAAGAACGGCGTAATTAGTTTATAGCATCGGCGCTTTACAAATTACCGCCGCTTATTAATGTCGCTATGCTTGATAGTAAAAAATATCCTGAGATTTATGAGATATTCCCCACTCTATTCAAAGAAGAAGAAATAAAGGATGCTCAACAGACCGCCAAGGTGCGGAAGGATGTTGATACCTTCAAGGCTTGGGCTGAAGGCTTTAATAAAAAGTTCGAAAGGGAAAATGATGGATGAAACTTTACGTATAAAGTTAGTGGTTGATACAGCCCAAGCAAATTCAGCCACTAAAAATTTAAAAAACTCATTTGATAATACAAGCAGTGAAGTTGGTAAAATTGAAACATCTATTAATAAACTTGGCGGCTCTATGCGCGCGCTAGGCGCAATTAATTTAGGTGTTGGATTTAGCAATATGGGCAATGGCGTCCAGTCTGTTCTTAAATCTACCAACTTACTAAAAAATAATATATCTAAGATAACATCTAATGCTTTAACTGGATTAAAAGATATATCATCAAAGGCTGGGTCTTTAATT